GGGGGGGGAACCCCCGCCTGTAATAAAGGGTCAAAACATGGTGGAGTTTTTCGTAGGGCTTATTATACTTCTCATCGTTTGTCATGTTTCGTATGCTCAAGGATGGAACGATGCTACCGACCGAGTGGAAAAGCTCGCCGACACTGGGGAAATGATATGCCGCAACAAACGAGAGGAAGCGATATACAGCACGAAAACAAGGAGCGTGAAATGATCGACAGGCTACTTGCGGCACGAGAAGAAAGCGAGTTGCGTCTTGAGGTATACAAGGCGATCAACGAGGAGAGAAAAAGACAGGACGCTCGGTGGGGTGTGCAGGATCACGATGTAGCAGGAGTAGGTGAATCTCGGCGTGTGTTTTACCAGCAGATATTAGAGGAGGTGAAGCAGGCGAACGATCAGTTTGTTCTAGCGGGCATTGAACACGCATGGGATTCGATTCTGCTTGAGGAGATATACGAGGCGTTTGGCGCTGACAATGACGACGAACGAATAACCGAATTGGTACAAGTACTCGCTGTCGGTGTTGAGATAATCGAGAACATAATGCGGAGGATTAAGACCGCAAAGGAGAGGAAAGAAGAAGATGGCAGGCAAGAAGGTTAAGTCAACGAGAGGAAGAAAGGCGTTGACGCCGGAGGAGAAGGCGGCGCGGAGACAGGCGCGGCTTGACCAGCTCATCACGGTTAAGTTTAATGACGTAGCACTTCGGCGCGAGTACGAACGAATACTGGCCGAAGAGTACGGAACGAAGCCGTATCATCATGTCGAGACGTTGGTAGACGCGTGGGTGAAAAAGGAAACCGCCAAGGCCGGGAAAGCCTTGAAAGGAGATAAAGAGTGAAAACTGATGTGAAGGCGATTGAAATAACATCGACCTTCGAGTTTATGGGTTCGATCAAGAAGATCGAAACGTTCACGTCGAAGGGCGGCGGCCTTTCGATCAAAATGGAAACAGGAGAGGTCGATAAAGCAATCGACCTTATCAATGCCCAGGGAAATGCGCTCGTCGTAACCATCGGCGTGTCGAAAACAAAAGTCGATTCCGCTGGAAATGACGACGGGCAAGAAGAACTCGGATACGAGGAAATCGACCCCGAGGGCAACGAAAGCTAAATGTTCAAAACTCCTGTTGAGTTAAACATAATATCGATAGACCCGTCGTTACGCTCAACGGGGGTTTTTACTTGCCAAGAAGGAAAGTGCAAGGCGTATACGTTCGCGCGTAAAGAGGAGCGAATAGCTTTGTTGGGGCTGTTCGCAAAACACTTCGCGCGTGTAGCAAAAGAAACGAAATGGGATTTATGTTTAATCGAAGGCTATTCTTTTGGTAGCCATTCATCATCGGTAACAGTAGCCGCAGAGGTAGGCGGGATTATACGAGCTTCTTTTTCAGCGTTCGGGATACCAATAATCGAAGTACCGCCGATGACGTGGAAAAGCATAACAGGGTTGGCTAAATTAAAAATGCCGAAAGTATCAGTTCAAAACAAGCGGGATTATCTGAATTATTGCATTGAAACTTTCGGGTTTACATTCGATACGACAGATGAGGCAGATGCCTTTTATATATTCTTAGCAACGATGCAAGCGAGCAGGGGAAACGTGAAGAAGGGTGTTGGATCAAACATACGCACACGATTGGAAGAATTAAAAATAAAGATGTGAGGGTGTAGTGAATTGTCAATTCTGCGGTAGGCCAATACATTCGCTGAAAAGTTTAGAGAGGCGGGCCGGGCCAAGGTGTTACGCGCACGAACGAAAGCAAATTAAGTTTGAGTTCTGGGAGGCCAAGGATGAGAGAGCTGGAGAAGTTGGAGGCGAACGAGAGGCGCGAGGAGCAAATCAGAAAGCAGAAGTTTTGCGCGGTGTGCGGAGCGCCCCTTAGATGGGGTCAGCCACAGTGGGCGCACCGGATACCAAAAACAAAATACTTTCTGAAAAAATACGGTGATGAAATAATAAACCATCCAAAAAATCTAAAGTTAGTGTGTTCTCCTTATTGTAACGATAAGGTTAATATACAGAACCATCCTATTGAAATCAGAGATCTTATAAAGGATATACGAGAATCAATAATTGAGGAGTGGAAGAATGCGTAAGAATATAACAGCGTTCATTCTCATCGTGGTTGGTGTATCGCTCGAGATTTACTACTACGGTACGCGCTTTATAGCTGATGGTACTTGGTGGCCGTTGGCTTTTTTTATCGGAGCTGGCTTGAACCTGTTATTGATAACGGCGGTAAGAAAGAAAAAAGCGCAGTATAAGATACTTTCATTCGCCCTCGTCGTCTTTTCGGTAGTTTCGACTTCTGCCGGGCAGACGTTCGCTATGATACAGAAGGGAGAGCGAGAGGCAAAAGAGGTTACGGCACCAGAGATAGCGAGCATTGAAAAGGAGAACGAGGAACTTGAGAAAGAGATAGCGGAGTTAAATAGCCAGATAACGGGAACAGTAACAACGCTTGAGGACAGATACGAGTGGCGCAATACGTTAACCAAGGCAGAAAAGCAGAGAGAAGAAAAACGCGCGAAGATAAACGAGAATAGAAAACGGCTTTACGAGTTGCGAGACGGGAAAAAAATACTTAGCGACGAGAGAGAGACCGTATACACTTTTTATTCTGGAATCCTTCGCGGAAAAATCGGTGCCGATATGTTAAAGTTTATTCTGCATACGATTCTCTCCGTGTTCATCGCTCTCATGGCCCCCGTTGGAATCCTTTCGCTAGAAGAAAAGATAGGAAACGGAAAACAAATAGAAAGCGAAAAAAGTACAGGGGAACTCACAGACGCCGAATGGGTTCGGTTTATGTGGCGCGGAACCAGGCTAGAGCATCCGTTGTACGGTATACCGAACGATGATCTAATGCGAAAGTACTGCGAAATAGCGAAGAAAGAATGGAATCTTGCAAGGCATGGCGAAAGAGTAAAGCGGGCAGAAACGCTCGGGTTAATAAGTTTGGAGAAAGGGAAAATCCTTGTATCTCAAGAGGAAGCAGAAGAAAAAATGGGTATAAAAAAAGCTGGAAAAAAGAGTTAAAAAACAGAAAAAAACACTAGAAAAAAAATAAAAACTAGACTATTATATTAGGGTTTGAATAATCGCGCGAGAAGCGCAAAGGACATCGAGGAGCAAGACATGAAATATATGAGTTGCGTAGGGGAGAAGTACCTTACTCGGGATGGAAAGCTAACAAGATCGAAACGCCAGGCGGTTAAGTATCCGTCAGCAGAAGACGCCTGGTATCATTGCGAGGCGCATGGGTGGGTTGGATCTGCGGTAGCCTACGAAGGAAAAAGAAGGTAAAAAATGCAAACGAAAAAGGACTTAATCGAGCTTGAAAGACTCTTGTGGGTTTGTTACCACGACGAGGATATAAACGTAGAAGAAGCGAAGGCTATTGGAAGGCTCCGCGTTCGCATACAAGCCGATCTGGAGAAAATCGAAAAGCAGGAAGAAAGGAGCGCCCGCGATGCCCTGGGTTGTCGTTGACGGGCTTGGTGATATAGACATAGCACAACGCGCTACAGAGAAAGAGGCCCAGGAGTTAGCCGAGAAACACGGAGGAAAGGATAGGTGTTTCGTTGTTGAGTATCGAGAATTAAGCGGTAAAAAAAACTGCGGGAATGAACTTTTTTCCCTTGACGGCGAGTAAGAACAGTCATATACTCTGGTTGTAACTCCTTATCCCTTTTTTCGCCCCGTCGGTTCAGTCCCCAGGCCGACGGGGTTCTTTTTTTATAAATAATACTAGACAAAAATATAAATACGTGCTAGAATATAAATATAAGGAGATAGGGAAATGGGAGACATTCAGATACGGCACACGGTAGAAAGTTTATTTGCGCTCAAGCTCAAGATTCTTGACGAGGCGCGAACACTTTGGGAAGCAGACAATAGAATCCGCGAAATGTACGATAGCATAAAGGGGTACACGCCCTACAGCCTAAGAAACACGAGCACGTTGTACGGGGAAAAGCAGGACGAGAAGTGTATAGATCAGGCGTTATGGAGTTATTTTGTAAAGCTGTATAATCTCGAAAAGCTCATGCTTTGTACCGATTATAAGAAAATGATGAAAGAGATAGAGGAGTTCAGGACGCCAGCGTTCACTATTGAGAACGCGAGCGGGTGGCTCGCTGGGCTTGAGTCTCTAATACGAAACAACGTCGAAACGCTCATCAAACAGGTTTATAGCGAAGTAACAAACGGGTTTTACTATACTGGGAGCGGATATAGAGCGCCGAAAAAAAAGAGAAACAACAACGGGATCGACAAAACGTTTATTTTGGTTACACACGATTACAGCCGCGTGTTTTCCTATTACACGTCAGGGCCGTCAGTAATGGACGATTTAGAAAAAGTTTGTTATTTGCTCGACGGGAAGTGCGTACCCGAGATAACGCTAATAAATGAAATGAAGGGAGAAAAGAAGGCTACGGCGAGCAATGCGTACATGACGGTAAAGTTATGCAAAAACGGAAACACACACTTCACGCTGGAAGAATCGACACGAGAAAAGCTAAACAAGTACGGGCCGTCGGGTGCAATAATAGGTGAGAACATTAAAATAAAGATATTTGAGTAGATTGGATTAGGGGGTTGTATGGAGAATAATGGAGGATCGGCGTTTCCTGGGAAGAAGCTCGTTGAGAAAACCGTGAAGTTCGACGAGGAGATCGGCGGCGGTCGAAAAATCAAAGAAGGAGAAAGCGAATGAGTGATGAAGTTTGCCTTGAACTGGTAGTACAGGAAAAGAAGGAAGGCGTCCTGGTTACTAACATCGAACGCCTGGAAACGCTGGTGGCCGAGAAGCTAAAGGAGTATACGCCCGAGCAATACACCGGCGACGCCGCCGCCGCGAAGAAAGATCGCGCCGTCCTGAATGCCTCGAAAAAGACGCTTGCCGGTGAGCGCATCCGCATTATCAAAGAGCTGATGAAGCCCTTCGAGGACTTTGAAGCCCGGTGCAAGAAGCTGGAGGGGAACATCGACCTTGCGGCGAAGGCGCTCGATGAGATCGTGAAGGCCCGCGAGGACGCGGAGAAGGCCCTCAAGCTGGCCAGGATCAAAGAGTTTTGGGGTGTCCAAAACTTCGATCTTGTCCCTCTCGAAAAGGTGTTCGATCAGCGTTGGCTCAACAAGACCGTCAAGGACAAGGACGTATTCGAGGAGATCGAGAAGAAGATCGCCACGATTTACGAAAACATCAAAACCATCGAAGCCTTCGGCGTTGACGTTGACATACTCAAGCCGATCTACCTCGACACCCTAGACCTGGGGAAAACCATCGAGCAGGGGAACCGGCTCAAGGCCAATCGGGAACGGCTCGCCAAGGAAGAGGCCGAGCGCTGGGAGCGTGAGGAAGCAAGGACGAGGCGTGAGGCACAAGAAGCCCTCGCACGCGATGAAGTCGCCGCGCAAACCAATGCGCCCGCCGAAAACCTCGCCGCACAAGCCTTGGGCGACACGCCCGAGACCGACCCGATGGACGAGTTCCGCTGTGTCTTTCGCGGTCGCCGATCGGCTCTGTTTGCCATGGGGCAATATATGATCGACAACGGCATTACATACGAAAAGCTGGAGGGCTAAACATGGCTGATGTAAACCACGTTATTTTGATCGGGCGTCTCACGAGAGACGCGGAGCTTCGCTATACCTCGGGCGGCATGACGATAGGAGTCGCACGGTGAATGATATGGACGCCCTGCTTGCGGTAGCGCGGACGAATATCTGCGCCGTGAAAGCGAAAGGGCATAAGGAGGCCGATAATGAGTAACCGCAGTAACGCACATAAGCGCGCCATTATGTACGCGCTCATGTCAACGCTCGCAACCAGTTCGACCGCCGCCATGACTAGCCGCCTATCGCCGACCAGAAAGGAACACGGCCATCCTTGGGATCGCGTCGACCTCACGAAGGCCGAGCGCCGTGGCAAGACATACGAGGAGATGCAGGCGATGAGGAAGGAGAGGTGGGAAGCAATACAAACACAAGGAGGACAGGATGCCTAACGAAATCGAGCTAACCGAAGAGATGATCGCGGACGCGAAGTGTTGTTCAAACCACAAATGTACCCAGTGCAGACTTAACGCAGTTCTTAATGGTGGTACATACGATTGTGTAGCACTGGTTCAGTGGTTCAACGTGAAAAGAAAGTCGGAAAGGTGTGAAAAGTGGTACACCCGAGCGCCCCCAAAGTCCCCCGCCCGTCTCCGTGCCGAGTCTATCATCGGCGCCCAGCTCGACGGCGAGGAACGGGAGAAGGCGATCACGGCGCTTGAGGGCGCGTTAGGCTGATCGGGCTAATCAGTGTTCTACGGATTCTTAGCGGCATAACTTGTTATGCCGTCACGAACTAAATCGCGGCCAGAGCGTATCTGGCAAGGGAGAAAACGCTATGCTTATGTGCTATGGAAAGCAGGTATACGACATGGAGCTTGTACAGGACAAACGGGGCAATGTTCGCGCCCTTGTGCAGTACAGCCAGAACGGAAAACAGCACAATGTTTCCTGCGAATCTATCTCGTGGGTTTCGGCCAATTGGTTTGACCGGTAACAGGCCGCGACGTAGAACAACGAGTTCGACCTGACAAGCTAACGCTTGCAGGTCAACTCAATGTTGGATGGACGCTTTAGCCGCGTAACAAGTTACGCGGACACGCGCCAAGATGGAGGTTGTATGATTTACGGAACAAATAAGATAATCAACCGTTTTTATGTTTGGCACTATATTTACGGATGGATAGAGGCTTTACAACCTCCATCATCCAACACAGATTTCAACCTGACTCAGCCTGCGGCTTCGCAGGTTAAATCATAGTTAGGCTGACAACTACGGTATAACCGCTATGCGCTTATACCGACACGTTGCAAAAGGAGAAAGAAGATGGAAAACATTTTTGAGGCAATGACTAAGGAAGAAGCGGTTAAATACTGTTATAAACACAGGAACCAATTCATATCAGATTTATACGCCGCTGGCGAAGATGGGAATGAACAGTTTGATTGCTTGATTTCTATTCTTGAAAGCGGAACCATAAAACCATCCGAATTACCGGATTATGGAATGGATTATAAAGAAGCCTAACAACGAGTTCGACCTGACAACCGCAAAGGCCGGTTGCAGGTCAACTCAATGTTGGGCGGATTGCCAGCCGCATAAATCTGGCGATTTACACGGACAGGCAACCAAGTTGCCGGGAGAGATTACAGTGATAACGACAAAGAAAATAGGCAGGCGCACGGAGTACACAGAATCAGTGCGCCACAGTTGCGGCCATACAATAGATTACGTCACGCTTGGTTATAAGATGGAACGCAGACAGGTGGCGCAGAAAAGACAGATACCGTGCGGCAGGTGCCAGTTAGGAGCATTGCTCAAAGCTCCCGGCAACGCCCAACAAGTAATTCAACCTGACAATGCCCAGTAGGTCATTGCGGGTTAATATAATGTTAGAACGACAAATAACCGTGTACCGGCCTTCGACCACTACACGGATAATTTGCGGGAAGAAAAGGCGGATGCAATGCAGACGATAAAAGGAAAGTACAATCAGGCGAACGTTATGATAGATACGCTCGACGAAACCACGCGATCGCAGATTCAGGGTTTTGTAAACAACCCGTCTTTTCATGGTTCGTATATCGCCATCATGCCGGATTGCCACGCCGGGGCAGGCTCATGCATCGGGTTCACCATGCAGATGAATGACCGTATTATTCCCGATGTTGTCGGCGTTGATATCGGTTGCGGAATGCTGTCGGCCAAGTTCGATGTTGAATCGTTCGATATCCCGGCATTTGACGCTTTCATCAAAGAGAACATTCCGTCAGGGTTTTGCGTCAATGATAAGGTATGGCGTGGCGTGGATTTTTTTACCGATACCGTGAAAAAGATCGGCATGGATGAAGGGCGCGCCTTGCGATCAATAGGTACGCTTGGTGGCGGCAATCACTTCATAGAGGCCGGATATGGGGCAGATGGGAAGCTATGGGTTACGATCCATTCCGGCTCGCGCAATTTCGGCTTGCAAATTGCGAAGTACCACGGCGCGAAGGCAAAGGAAAGTTGCCGGAAATGGGGTGCAGATACGCAAGGGATCCCGTTTCTTGTCGCGGACTTGCCCGAAGGTATTGACTACGTTTCCGATCAGCTTATCGGAGTCCGATATGCCGCCGAAAACAGACTTGAAATGATGCGCCGGATTACCGGGTTTTTCAAGCGCGATCCCGTTGACCAGATCGAATCCATCCACAATTTCATCGATGATACCGGGATGATCCGCAAGGGCGCTACCCCGGCACATGATGGGCAGCGCGTCATTATCCCGTTCAATATGCGGGACGGCCTCGCGCTATGCGTTGGTAAGGGATCGAAAAAGTACAACTATTCCGCGCCTCATGGGGCAGGAAGGATCCTTTCACGATCAAAGGCAAAGGCCGTTCTGGACGTGGAATACTTCCAGGAAGACATGAAGCAAGCTGGCGTGTATACGACCACCGCGAACGCCGGGACGCTCGACGAATCGCCGGATGCGTATAAGGACATGGCAATCATCCTTGAGAATATCAAGGAAACGGTTGATGTAATTGAGATGGTAAAGCCCGTTTACAACTTCAAAGCGGGCGGAGAATAAGAGTTTCTAACAACTGCTTCAACTGGACAATCCTAACGGATGCAGGTTAAGCAAATGTTGGGCGGATTCTTTAGCAGTCTACCCGCCTACGGCGACTAGACTGACACGAACTAAACCGGAGGTAATGGAAATGGGTGATAAGTTGTTCGGCTATACGGCTAAAGAGTGGATGCTGGCGTTTCTTGATATGCTTGATGGCTCGTCTGCGTCTTATGACATCAAGCATCAGACAGGGCTAAATGATGCTCGTTGCGACGAGCTATCAAAGATGTTTGATGACGCCACAAAAGACGGCTGGCCAAAATAATGGCATCTAACAACAGCTTCAACCTGACGCAGTAGCGCAGGTTAAGCAAATGTTCGGTGGACGCTCTGCGGCGTAACTGCGTTACACCGACAGCGCGCCAAGTTTTTGGCACGGATTACAGGAGGGAGGAAGATGGATCGTGAAAAGGCATTGGAAATAATTGAGAAGCTTGATAACTATGCAAGAGAAATCGACTGCTATGAATACGGGTTGCCTACTTTTCAGGACGAAAGAGAGGCAATGGTCGATATCGTGATGAGCTGTTTCGAAGGTGCCAAAAACACCGAACAAGCTAATCAACCTGACTCGCACATTATTCCGGGCAGAGTGTTGCCCTGTAACCGTACTGCATTTGTTTGACGGCTCGCAGGTTATCAGCACGTTCGGTGGACGCTTTTACCGTCTAACCGCTTCGCTTATTAGACGGATACGCGCCAAGTTTTTGGCACGGATTAAACGGAGCTGGTTGCTATTTCGTCAAGAACGAAACAGGAAGGATTGTTGGCCCGTATCCCGACATCACAGACTGGAAAGCGGATTTGCAGTCAATGATTGACACATAAGACTAGACGTGATAAACTACGGCTAGTCCATATAGACGATTTGGTTGAAAGAGTCTTCTCCACAATAAGTCCCTTGCGCCAACGTGGGGCTTTTTTATTACTGGAAAGAAAGTTGACCGAAAATATAGGTAAGGTATATACTAATGGCATGGGGTAAAGATGGCAAAGCAAAAAGGACGACCTGAAAACCTTATTCCTAACTCACAAAGAACACCGGAAGAACGCCGAGAAAATGCACGGAAGGCAGGAAAGGCATCTGTTGAGGCAAGGCGGAAGAAAAAGTACTTTATGGAAATCTATGGGGAAATGCTTGCCGATGAATATGATGTGACTATAGACGGCAAGAAGGAAAAAATAAGCGGCAAGAAGTTTGTCAAGATTATTGCAAAGGATATTCTTTTACGCCGGGATTCCGCGTCAGTCGCACAGCTGGAAACAATGAGAAAGACCCTGGACGGCGATTCATTGGAAATCGAAGCCACTGTCGAACAGGTAGACGTTACCCAAGGCATGAGCTATGAAGAAAAAAAGAAGTTAGCCGAGGAATGGATTGCAAAGCATCGTTGACAAAATAGGCGAACAGGAATGGGTGCAGATAGTTGAACAGCTTGCCCGAGAGGAAGTAGCGCCGAAGTTTAATGAGTGGCGCAAGCCGTATGCCTATAAGATCGCCTATGGCGGGCGCGGGGCTGGAGCCAAGACCGAATCTGCAATGTCCCTTGCGGTGCAATTCGGGGAGAATCCGCAGTATTTCGGTAATAGGGTGAATATCATAATCACCCGAGAGATACAAAACACCATCGATCTGTCATCCTTTGAAGCGGTAAAGAAGAAAATCCAAACCCTTGGATATTCAGGATGGCGAATAACTAATAAGTACATCGAAAACACGAAAAATGGCTCGCGGATTTCGTTTCGAGGTCTATCTGATCTTACCGCGGACAACTTTCGATCACTACAGGACGTAGACATTCTGGTCTGCGAGGAAGCGCACGGCATTGGATATAAGGCATGGAATACTGTCCTACCGTCGATGCGAAAGGCAAAGGCCGAGGTGTGGGTGTTGTTTAACCGCGTGCTTGAGATAGATCCATGCTATGATATATTTGTGCTAAACGAAAGGCCGAATAGTTGTATACTTGCGTTAGAGCCTGGGAATATAGACAATCCGTGGTTTGATCTTTCATCGCTACCAGAAAAGCGCGCGGCTGATTATGCCCGCGACCCAGACGAAGCCGCACATATATGGGAAGGATTGCCGAGAAAGCAGGGCGCAAATGCTGTTATGAACCGTCTTGATGTACTCGCGGCTATGGAAAGGAAAATCGAAAACCCCGAAGGAGACGATGCTATAGGAGTAGACGTAGCGCGGTTTGGAAGCGACTCGACGCAGATATATCGGCGAAAAGGGTTAAAGGTTATTGCAGGGGAAACAATGACCGGGGTTGATACCGTACAGATAGCAAATAAGGCGTGGGAGATTGGCGGGATAGATATAAAGTACAACATCGACGGCGGTTATAACCCAGGTTTGATAGATGTTATGCGCGGACGAGGGGCAGACGTTACGGAAATACAGTTCGGCGGTCGCCCGAGCAAGCCGGACGAATATGCAAACCTAGCGACTGAAATGTGGTTTGAGTTTCCCGTCAAGGAAGCCGACATTCCGAATGATAAAGAGCTACTGGTACAGCTAACCGATAGGCGATATGGGTATGACAGCAAGGGGCGAAAAATAATCGAGCCGAAAGATGCGTACAAGAAGCGGAACGGAGGAAAGTCGCCCGATAAAGCCGACGCGCTTATAATGGCCTACTATAGGCCGAAGAAAATCGTAGACGATGACATACGCGCACAAATGGCCGCGCTCCGCGCAAGGAACTGACAGAACACCGTATACCGTGGTATAATACCGCACGAGAGGTGAAAAGATGGGACTGTATTCAAGTTTCCGCGAGTTCTTCGCCAGGCGAACCAGGGACAACGATGTATCGAGAACCCAGCCATTGCGCCCGTATGAAAGGGACAATACGGGTGGAATGCCGATAAACGAAAAGCTGATAACGGGGTTATATCGCGGAACGAATGAGGGCCTACAGTTTGCCTCTCCGCTTGCGGTAACTCCCGTCAATGTCCCTGTAAACCTTGTTTCGATCCCAACGCCTACTGCGAATGATGAGATAACCAAGGAAAGGATAAAACGTCTTATTGATGAGAAGAAAGAGGATTTTCCGATCATCGAGAGAACCAAGTGCGCCTATGGAACGGCCTGGCGTTGGGCCTGGTACGATAGCAAAAACATGGCGCTTGTTTGGGAGGCAATACCGGACGCTTCAATTTGCGATATAGAGGTCGATACCTTGAGCGGCGAGATAAACGCCATCTATACGCACGATCGCTTCAAAATAGCCGTTGGAGAAAACAAGGCGGCTTATGTTGAGCGTAGGAGGAAGATAACTCGGGAACAGGTAACGGTTAAGTGGGAAGGGGACGCGAACGCACGAGGGACGAATCTTTCGTACACTGGCAGGAACGTATTCGGGACGATGCCAATTCCGTTCGGGCGAGACTGCGGAGAGAATGAGCATCGAGGCCATTCCGTTCTTGCGAGGAACATGAGATCATATCGCGCTCTACATGAGATCGAGCTAAAGCGGGCGCAGATACTTGCAGACTTCAACCCGAAATTAAATATAAAAACGACAAGCGTTAAGAGCTGGCTTGATAATAACGGGCTTACGGACATACTTCACGCCAACGATACGGTATTCGAGTCTCGACTTTATATCGGAGAGAAAGACGACACGATTGATATAACTTATTTGCCGTCAGACGCAACCAAGCCCCATTCGGACGCGATCAAGGAGCTTACGCATAAGATCGTGATAGGCTCCGAGGTGCCGGAGATATTCTGGGGAACCCTAGCAACCGGAAACGAGGCGTCGGTAGACTCTCACCGTGATCTGGCGAGCCAGTACATAGCCGCGCTCCGTGATGAGGATTCGCGCCCTTACGAGCGGCTTTTCAACGACTCATTGCGGATACTCTCATTCGTAGAGCAGACAAGGTACGGCGCTGTAACGATGGGATGGGGACGTTTCGAGATGGTTTCCACGCTTGTTAAGTCGCAGATACTGGCGAACGTTTCGGCGGCTATCTCGCAGATCGTAACCAATGCCGGAGGGACGAAAGAGGACGTGCTGTACTTCTGGCGAATGTTCTTCCCCGATCTACCAGAGACGGACATATCAGCGTTTACGGCAGGAATCAAGGACATGGCTAAACACGCGGCCTTCGCGCGAACCGATATGTACGGGCAGACGGGAAGCAATGACGAGGAGTGAGTATAGCCGAAAGAAGGCGGCGGTACGAAATGCGGGATTGAAGGAGACAATGGCAAGGATAGCCGAGGCTCGTCGTATGTATCGCCGACAGCTTGAGAAGGTGAACCGTGTCGTCGTGAAATTACCGAAGGGAAAGCTGTCGGAAGAAAGCATCGCGCGGATTGACGGAGTGATAGACAAGCGTGAGTGCGTAGAGAAGTTGACCGCGATTGTTTCCGGGGCGAGCCTAAAGATGGCGCGACGTGTTGTATCTGTAGACGCAGACTATATTACGGACGCAGGGAAGGAAGCCGGGGTAGAGTTTAGCGGACTTAAAGAAGCATTTGACCGGATCGCGCGTAAAGCGACCGAGAGGAACAGGCGCACTGCTTTTGTTTTTAGAAACTCCACGAAGTACAATCTGTCAGAAGCGGTTTGGAACGCAGTAGAGGGGTTCAGCGACAAACTGAAAGCTGTAGTAGAAGCCGAGTTTGCGCGAGGGACAGACCCAGTGAAGATTGCAAGACTGCTGGAAGAATATCTGGAAAGCGGGGATGAAGGTATCATCCTTGGGAGATGGGGAGAGATGGAACCAGGGATGAGCGACTACCGGAAACGTATCGGGCGCGGAGGTGCAGACTTTCGCACACAGCGGCTTGTGAGAACCGAGATTTTCAATTCTATCCGTAACGCAGATATACGGAGCGGAGCGGCGAATCCAGGGACAACGGGGAAGTGGCGATGGGTGATGGTGGCTTCGCGTGGGGACTGGGACTGCGATTGTCCAAGCCGCGCCGCAGGAGGGCCGTATACCCAGGAGCGCGTTCAAGAGCTTGTAGACACTGCACACCCAAATTGCTTTTGTCGAATCGAGCCAGAGCTAATGGAACACGACGCTTTCATCGAATCGCTACTAGACTACGTTGACGGGAAAGATACAGCAGGAGCGCGCAGAGTAGAGGAATGGTCAGGACAATATGACGTTATAGCGGCGTAGGTGATATAAAAAGCGAAATAACGCTATACATTGCGTGAAATGCAAAGGAGTGGTATAATACCGACATGAACAGAATTATGGACAAGCCGGTGTTCTTGAACCTCAAGAAACCGGAAAACAGTTCGATCGCGATGCCGAACATCGAGGACGTTCCGATTCTGTTGAACGCCAAGGCCCTACAGGAGATTCAGCGCGACGATAACGAGCCTTACTACAAGGTGGAAGCCATCGAGTTCCCTTGCGAGGGTACGGGCGGCATATACGAGAAAAGTTTTTTCAAGAGCTTCATAGATGTTACCAAAAATCGCCCGATCCCAGGAAGCAAGCGCGGCCACGAGTTCACGTCGCGCCCCTCGACCGACTTCTATATGGTTGGCGGGAGTATTGTGGAGAACGAGGACAAGAAAAGCGGCGTTGCCTATTTCAAGATGTACATACCCAAGAAGGGAGATACGACGGACAACTACGGGTTTATGCGGGACTGCCGGGCGAACATCGTTCACTTCTCGCTCGTAACCCAGCCCGAGTACAACGTCAGGCGCGACGAGGACGGGCAGGAGAGGCGGCACTTCATACGCCATGTCGCGTATGAACGAAACGACGCGGTAGAATACGGAGCAGGGGCAATGAGCCAGGTGGTGAATGCCGCGAACGCTTCGGGCGACAAGGTTCAGGGCAAGAGCGTCGCGAAGGCAAAGCGGCTAATCGAGGCGGGCAACTACGATTCATCGTCCTCGTGGAGTTTCAGCGCGGCCGACGGCGACAAGATGCTCGGTTCAGAAAAAGACGACTGGGGCAATTACGCTTCCTGGCACATGGTCGAGGACACGACCGCGAGCGAGGAAACGAAGGCGAGATATAAGTATCCCTACGGGAAGAACGGAAAGGTGTATCGTTCCGCGCTACGCGCTATAGCGTCCCGCGCCGCGACCGCCGATCTGAACGAACTGTCGGATACGGCAACGGAGCTGATAAAGCTCATAGACGAGAAACGTAAATCAAACGGAGGACGAAAGATGGAACTGAACGAAGCCATCGAAACCGTCGGTAACGCCATCTCGAACGGTGCGGCCAAGATAACCGACATCGCCAAGTCGTGCGGATTCGCCGACAAGATGCGTAACGAGACGGACGAGAAGAACGCAGAGATCGCCAGGTACGTCAACGAAAAGTTCGGGGACAAGTACAAGGACAAGATCGAGGGCATGATCGACGAGAACAAGAAGAACGCCGAAGCCATCGCCAGGGCCGCCGTGATCGAAGCCTACGGGAACGCCGAGGAAACCATCGGCGACAAGAAGGTGGAGAACGCCGCGCATACCTACGCGATGAAGGTATGCAACGGCAAGACGGGAGACGATCTAAAAGCGGCCATCGAATCGCTCAAGAACGATTCCGTCATGTCGGTGATTCTCGCGAGTCGCGCTGACCCTTTCAACAAGGTCAATGCGATCGAGTCGAACGGAAACGGTGATCGTAAGATCATCGAAGCGTAAGGAGGAAGAATATGGCTAAAGCCTATGTAGTCAAGGGAAAGAACGATCACGTTAGGCTGTATAACGGAACCGGTTCTGCCATTAAGCAGGGTGACTTCGTTGTCCTGGGTGATCTGTGCGGCGTTGCCGACGAGGACATCGACAACCTTACGGTTGGTTCGGTTCACGTCGAGGAAGGTCTTATCGTCCAGGCGAGCGAGTTCGTAACTGGCGAGAATACGTTCAACACCCCGCATCAAACGGTGTACCTCGACCCGATCAGCGGGGACTTTTCGGATACGTCCAATGCCGGGTACAAGGCGGTGGGGCAACTCATCGAGGTCAAGGATTCTGGCGGGGTGATTCGGTTCAGCAAGTACCGAAGGGCAGTTACCGTCGGTGAGCCGATAAGGATTACCCTCTCGCAGATCACCGACATCGGGAACCTCGCCCTCGGAGACCTCGCCGACGTCAATCTCGCCGGAGTCACGGACAATGATCGCTTGGCTTACGACTCTGCCACTTCCAAGTGGATTCCCGAAGCGGTCGCCGACTAACGGCAAAGGAGAAAAAAGAATGGATAGCATGATACTGACCAACGAAAAGCTCATCGAGCGCAGGGTGGCTAACGCCGAGAAGCGCGTGGCCCGCGTCGTACTCGGTAACGGGCGCGAGAACAAGCGGCGAACCGATCTCGAGTTTTCGCCCGGAACCGAGTTCACCACGAAAAGCCGGAACTGGGCGAACAGCGCGGCGCGCGATGAGCTGTACCGCAACATGAAGGTCTTGTCGGACAAGATCGTCGAGGCAGAGAAAAACGCCTCGCCGTCACCGGCAGACCTTATGAGGTACCTTGAGTACGTCCAGATCGACCTTGTGCGGCTTTCCGAGGACAACGCGGACTACTCGGGGATGATTTACAACGTGTACAATCGCCCGGACGCGACCGATCCGACCAAGATTCGTGATCTCATCCCCTACGTTGGTAAGAAGGAAGTTATCAGCGGCGAGAACGACAGCGTGCCGATGATCGAGGAGAACAACGCGCAGGGCGCGACGATCAATCTCGACTTTAAGGCGTTCGGCCACAAGTCCAGTATTCGGAACCTCGTGATGAACCCGAACGCCACGACCCAGCGAGTCCTTGAGGCCGCCGCGACCATCGACATCGACAGTCGCAACAACGATACGATCGGTCACCTCGTCGGGCTGACCTATCCGGCCAAGCAGTCTGTCGCGTTCGACTCTGGCGGTTCGACCAGGGATGAGAAGCTCTACAACACGGTCGTTGCCGCGATCAAGAAGCTCGCCGCGCTCAAGCACCCGCTGACGGGCCAGCTCCTATCGGGGATCGGCGCGTTCTCTGGCGGCCTTCGTATCCTCGCACACCCCGCCGACGCGTGGGAACTGGAGCGCGTGATCCGTGGTCAGCTCGAAGGCAAGGGCGGGACGGCGGCGAATCGCTCGCGGCTCCCGATCGCTGACATCATCCCCTACGGTGGCGGCGTGATGAACGGCCTTACCTGGGCCGGGAAAACCCTGGATCTCCCTGGCGTCACACTCGGGACGGCGTACCTGTATCTGCCGAATCGCCTCGCGGGGTTCATAATCGACAAGATCGGGCAGACGATGGAAACCGGGTCAGGCTCGGTTATCCAGCTCTCCACCGAGGAGCGCGCCTGGTACAACGTCAACGGACTCCATCACTCGTTCTTCACCGGAGGCGCGGAAACCAACACCGATTCCGGTGAAGGCTGTATCGTGAAGTTCGCCACCGCGTAACAGCGGCAAAGCGAAAAGAAGATGCTATGGGTGGGGTCTTGCAAACGCGGGGCCTCACCCTTTCCTGTAGAGAGGTAAAACATGGCAGAGGTATGGTCGAGTTTGAAATCTGTACGCATGAAAATCCGCGACCCGCTCGGAGTCATTGACCTAGACCATGTTACGAACCAGGCCGCGCTTCCCGTAACCCCTAAAAGACAGACTGCGTATCGAGCTGACGATACAGGGACGTATTGGCAGTTTGACGAAGGACTGCAGGCGTGGGGCGCGAAGGATATACGGGTCAGCGATGAAACGTTAAACGGAATTATTGACGCGAAGGGAGTTACCGGGGCTGTTGGCCCAGCGATAGACGAGATTATCGCCGGGCTTTACTCGGAGTTACCGCTTGTGCAGTCGTCGAGCGGATCAGAAAACTTTCAGTTTGTGAAACTATCGGAGGTGTTGGCTTTCTACGAACGCCTCAAGAAGATATATAAGGACGCTGTAGCAGAAGATGAGAATATGAATACCGGGAAGTTCGTATGCACTCCACAGCGTGTCGTAGGCGGTATTCGGGAAACCTTTTTTTAACGGAGGAACCCTGATGCGTCAACCGACACGAAGAGCCGTAGTTTTGTGTGGGAGGAGTGATGATATTAGAGTCGTTACGAAAGGCGTATGAAGCGAAAATAGCAATCAATCCGACGGTCGTTGAGATACAGCGCCTCCCGCTCATCCCAAACGGATTCGGCGGATATGTACAGGACTTCTCCGGGTCGGTTACTGTTATACGGGAGCGAGTGCGAATATCGCATGAGCAAGGATCGGTTCCGGCTGGTTCGGCTTCTCCGGTAGGAATATCAACGTCATTCGGGCTTTATGCTCTCCTGCCGTGGAATAGCCAGGTAAAGCAAGGAGAGGAGATTCGCGCGGGCCTTCGCTCGTGGCGGGTTGGGGTAGTTGATAGTCTCATCGTGGAGGGGAAGGTGTATGGGAAACGTGCGCCGCTGACCGAGACCTCGCGCCCTGGAATCGAGCCGCCTACTGGATTCACCGCGACTGCGAACAGCTCGTCAACAATCGTGCTTTCATGGGCCGACTTCGTTGGCAATGCCTATAGCATCGGGCGAGAGAACGGCGAAGGCGAGTTTGAGGAAATCGCGTCGATAGCGTCCGGCGTATTCACGCATACCGATACCGGACTTACTGCGGGAACAGAATATAAATATCGTCTACGGGCCTATGATGGAACCACTTGGTCAAGGTATACTGATGTAGTAACTGCTACTACGCAGAGTTAGGAGGAACGAATTGAGTGGTATACCGAAAAGCGCGGCTGACGCGAAACCGAGCGATGGACAGAAAGCCAGGCTGAACGGGACGGCCGATGAGGTTCTAGTTCAGATCGGCGAGAAAGATTTTTTCGTGAGCGAAGATGAGGCGCTTATGATTGCGTCGAAGATACTAATAACGCTCCAGGTGATTCATGCTAACAGGTCTTGAGACGGTAAAGAAGAACATCGCGGAGATATTTCGCCGGAAGCGAATCGCTACGCTTGCTTTGTGTCAGTATTACGCGGAGTTAGCGGTACAGACGTTCAGGATTAAGCAGGGATCGGTATACGGTACTGGCGGCTTTTGGGCGAACAGAACGTGGACAGCGTTTCAGTCAGTGTTCGGGAAGGCGTTCGAGGATGCGGCGAATGATGCCATGGGGTTTTTTCTCTCGCACGCAGTTGAGTACGGAGTCGCGCTGGAGCTGGCGAACGATAGGAGGCACGCGGCATTATTGCCGACTGTGATTGACCTGCAAGACCAGTTCATGAAAGACCTTAGAAGGATATGGGAAAGATGATCGAACAGGTAGTGAAGAAGCTGAAAACAGGAGCTATAAAAACTGTCGTGCCGTTCGATTCTCTTTTCGGAAGCGACGGTAATCCCGTATACCCGGCGGCTCCTTATATTGTCGTAAAAACAGAGAAGGGAGTAGGTGGCCGGAACTTTCGCATCATCGTGCATTATCCTATCGGGGCAAGATTGCAACTTGAGAATGCAATGCGGGCGACTATGGCACTACTGAAAGGATTCGGGGCAACGTCAAGAAACGGAGCGTACAACCGGCTTGAGGGGCCGATTGACTATACGGATGTCGATGTCGTCAACGACGACAAGACTATCAGCATGGAGGCATTGTATCTAATGCCTACCAAAACTTTCTAGGAGTAGCATATGTCTCAAAGGGAAGTAAACGCGAGATACAATTTTGGCCTCTCGCGCACGAGGCTCCGGACGTTGAACGACGATCTTTCGCGCCCGGAGTATAACAACATCATCGGTGGCGTCGGCCCGTTCGACTTTTCAGGCGTAACCGCCATCGCGGCGGTGCCGATCAGTTTGAAGGTGAACAACTCGGCCGTGGTGAACGACACCATCGATCTTTCGGCGGCGCTCGTTCCCGCGGCCGTAACGGTGGATGAGTTCGTCACCGCCTTCAATGCCGTTGGGCTTACTGGGTGGACGGCCTCGAAAGACGCGACCACGGGCCGGCTCAAGATCGTGAACTCCACGACCGGAGCCTATGTCCAGGTGTACGGCGAGGCCGCGAGGCTCGTCCGTATCGGCCAGGGCAAGGGCGTGAAGGCTATCAAGTCGGACACGATGCAGACCTTCACCGTTACGCCGACCGTGAAAGAGGACACCACGTTCACGATCACGGACGCAAACAACCTCGACACGGAACGAATCAAGGAGGGGTACAAGAAGGGGTTCACGGGGTCGCTTGTGGACACCGCCGAGGACTTCGAGATTCTCGAACTCGTCGAGAGCGGAACCCTTTCGGCCGACGGAAAAACCTACACCGACCCGACCAGCACGACCAAAAAGGTTGTGTTCGAGATTGAAACGTACAACCCGTTGTACGCGGCAGGAACGAACATGGAAGATCAGATCGTCGGGTGGGAACACAAGATTCTTCGGATGTGCAAGGGGTCGATCGGCGAGCAGACCAAGGAAGCCGGGTTTGGTACCAGGACGTTCAATATCGTTGGTACCAACTATCGACCGAACGTAACCGGGGCCGTCGAGTCGGGATCGATCATCACCGAACACCTCGACCTCGAGGACTGGTCTACCGAAATCTTCGACGCCATCTAATTGAAGGGGAACGAGAATGAACGAGAAACAGACTTTGAAGAAACTAGCGGAGAGAAACACGTCGCTCATTTTCGTTCCCTGGAATGGCGAGAACATTCCCGTCCGAGTAAGAGAGCTGACCGATTTGCAAATACAGGCAATCGGTCAGTTCTCGCTTATTGAAACAAACGCCGCTCCTACGTCTACGGCGTGGGGTAGCATCGCCTCGCTCGCCGTTATGCAGAACGAAATAACAAGAGCCGCGCTTGTTTCGCCAACTTACGATGAGATATTCAAGATCGTCGGTGAGAATGATCTTACCGACAGGATGAGAGCAAAGTACATCGAAGTTCAAAAAGATTTGTTGAAGATGCCGAAAGGCCCAGAGCGGAGTGCGCTTGAGAATCGCGCGGAAGCATTGCGCCTTCTGTTTGAAGCTGTACTACCGAATGACTTCCTGGCGGCTGTAACCGCGTGGGTTACAGGCGTAGAGAGAACAGACATTAAGTTGGTAACGAAAGACATTCTGTTGAATGCCGCAATCCTGCAAAGGAAGTACGGTGGCCGCGCATCCGATTACTGTACCGGAAATCTTTCGGACTTTAATAAGCGAGATATTGATACTCAAGCTCTCATTGTGTTTGCAGAGTTTGAGAAGCAGATAGTAGCGAAGCAGAAGAAAGGTACAAAATGAGCGGAATAGACGCCGGAACAGTATACGCCGCTGTACGACTCAAGATGAACGAGCTTGATAACGACGTTCGTAACGCCGCTGCGAAGTTCGAAAAGCTCGATGTGTCAGCTAAGAAGATGGCCGACGGGTTCAATAAAGTCGGAAAGACGATGAGCATAGGCGTAACCGCGCCGATTGTTGCCGCTTCTGCGGCCATGATTAAGTTCTCGAGCGATGAGAATGAGTCGCTCAACGCGACGAATGTTGTATTCAAGGAATCAGCTAAAATAATAACTGATTGGGGAGATACCGCCGCTACACAGGCCGGACTCTCGCGCGCGGAGTTTTACCAGTCAGCCGCCGTAATGGGTTCGCTGTTCAAAGGGATGAAGTTCGGACTACAAGAATCTGCCAATGCGACAATCGAACTAACAAAACGAGCGGCGGACGTTGCTTCTGTTATGGGTGGAGATGTAACGGAAGCGACTTCGGCATTTTCCGCCGCGATACGCGGTGAGATGGAACCAATTAGAAAATATGGCGTCAACATAAACGAGACTCAAATGAAGTTGAAGGCGCTTGAGTTAGGTCTTTACGACGGGACTGGGGCATTATCAGATTATGCAAAAGGGCAAGCGCGTGTTGCGTTGATACTAGAGCAAACACAAGATAAAGCTGGAGATTTTGTCAACACCAACAAGGATTTAGCAAACTCTACGCGGACACTTCAAGCAGATATAAAGAACGCCGCGTCGGACATGGGCAAGGACTTACTACCGATAGCGAAAGATGTGGTATTAGCTCTACGGTCGATGACAGATAAAATAAGCGAGCTAACCCCGGAACAGCGCAAGCTCATACTGACGCTGGCGGCCCTTGCCGCTGGGTTCGGCCCTGTTGCTGTGGGAATAGGAAATACCATAAAGGCAGTAAATCAGCTCGGAAAGGCGATGACGTTCCTTTCGGCAAACCCGATAGCGTTGACCGTTGCCGCGCTTGGG